GAATCAGCATTCAATGAGAGTGTAAAAGAAAAAGTTCAGTTACATGTTGAAAAGGCATTAACAGAGCAAGATGAGGATTACAGCAGTAAATTAAATCATCTGCTTGAAGCTATTGACGCTGATCACACAGTAAAATTAAAAAGGGTTGTTGAGGCAATTGATGCAAACCATGTTGCTAAGTTAAAAGCCATAGTTGAAAAATACCAAACTATAATTAACAGCGACGCAAAGAAATTTAAAGCTGATACAATTAATAATATAAGCTCTTATCTAGATGCTTACATTGAAGAGACTGTACCTACAGCTGATATTAAAGAAGCTGTGCAGAATAAGAAAGCACTAAAACTTTTAGAGCAATTAAGAAATATTTTGGGCGTTGATGCAGCCCTCTCGAAAACAACAATTCGTGAAGCCGTCGTAGACGGAAAGCGTCAAATCAATGAAGCTTCTACGAAGCTTGAAGCCGCTAACAAAGAGTTAGAGGAAACTAAAATTAAGCTAGCCAAGCTCGAGGCAGAATATGTTCTCGAAAGAAAGTCAGCTAATTTAAATCCACGTCAACGTGATTACTTAAAGAAGATCATGGTTAATAAACCAGCGTCCTTTATTTCTGAGAATGTTGATTACGCAGTCAGTCTGTTCAATAAGACTGAAAAAGAGCGGCTTCAAAATATTAAAGATGAGGCAGTGAATGAAAGCGCTGCTACTAATGCTGATCGTCCTGTAGTAGAGGAATCAACACAAGTAGTAGAAGAGCAAGTAATGTCTCCTTATCTTAAAGAACTTAGTAAATACTAATTTCAATTTGGTTGAGGGAATAACCCTGAACATATTGCAGAATTATCTGCAGGTCGAAAATTAAGGAGAATTAACTATGAAATCTATTAGACCTACACAGGCCTACATTGATGAGACACGCGCACAAGCATTGCTTGAAAAGTGGAAACCAGTATTGGATTACACTTCAGGTAATGTGAGGCCTATCGAGGATGATCACACTCGCTTAAACACAGCAATGCTATTGGAAAACCAAGAAACATGGTGTGTTAACGAGAGTAACGTCGCTGGTGGTGCCGGTTCTGTCTTCGGTTCTAACGCTACCGGTGATTACGGTGGTGCAGTTCCAGGAGGCAGTGATTGGTATGCACGAGGTGACGCACGTCTTCCAAAGATCCTCATCCCAATGATTCGTAGAACGTTCCCCGAGCTAATCACCAACGAAATTGTAGGCGTGCAGCCAATGGGCGGACCAGTAGGTCTTGCCTTTGCTCTACGTTACAAGTACGCAGCCCAACAGTTGGGTAACACAGGTGTTGACGGTAGCCTAGTAGGCGCTTCCAACTCCAACTTACCTGAACCTCAAAAGTCTGCTAATGGCCAAGAAATTGGCTATCAATACCTAAATACAGCTTACACTGGTACTTCAAGTGGTAGTCTCTCTGGTGCAGCCTCCGGCTCACTAGGTGCTTCCTTGTTCCCAATGATAAGTGTTGATCAAGGTGTTGCAGCTCTTCTCAAAGATTTCGAATTGACAGGTAAAATCCCTCAAATCGAAGTATCTTTCGAAAAGACAGCAGTAGAAGCTGGTACACGTAGACTCGCTGCTCGCTGGTCAGTAGAACTCGAGCAGGATCTTAAGAACATGAACGGTATCGATATCGACACTGAACTCACAAATGCTATGTCATATGAGTTACAGGCTGAAATCGACCGTGAAATGATTATTCGTATGATCCAGACTGCTCTAAACGCTGGTTATGGTGCTGGTTATTCAGTATGGTCCCCTGCTTCCGCAGACGGTCGCTGGTTAGTCGAGAGAAATCGCGACTTCTATCAGAGATTGATCGTAGAGGCCAACAGAATCGCCGTACGTAACCGTCGTGGCGCTGCTAACTTTATTGTTGCAACCCCACGCGTTTGCGCAATCCTCGAGATGCTACCTGAGTTTCAATGGGTACCGGTCCAAGGCAATGTCAACACTCAACCTGTTGGCGTAGCTAAGGTAGGTAACCTTGGTGGTCGCTTTAATGTTTACCGTGACACTCGTACTGAAGCTCAGTTCGAGGCAGGTATTGCAGGCAGATCAGCCCGTGTAGAGTACGCTCTACTAGGCTATAAGGGTCCAGAGTTTTATGACACTGGAATCATCTACTGCCCATACATCCCTGTAATGGTACAACGCACCATCGGTCCTAACGACTTCAGCCCACGTGTTGGTTTACTAACACGTTACGGTGTTGTCGACAATATCTTTGGCGCCAATCTGTACTATCACGTGATTCTATTGAGCGGTCTCGGAACAGCGTTCACACCTGGTACACAATCAGTTTATTTCTGATTTGTCTAGGCGGATCAAAAAAGAAAGCAGTTTTTCACCTGGTACGTCCCAGGAACTTTAAAAAAGGGCCTCTTGCGAGGCCCTTTTTTTTTTTTATAATTAAAGCATAAAATTACATAAATATCAATATGCACAACTTAGTCAAAAGCTTGCTTCAAATACAAAATCAACTCAGAATTTTTCATTGGCAGACTAAGAGCTATGCTGCACACAAGGCTTTAGGTAAAGCATATGAGGCTTTGGATGACCTTGTTGATACCTTTGTAGAAACTGCCTTAGGCAAGGGAGAAACCGATTTTACTGGTGAAATTGATATAAAGTTGTATGATATTGGCAGTGTCAATTTAAACGATGTCATAGACACATACAAAATACTATTGTTGGATTTAAACACCATACTAAATTTAGAAGTTGATTCAGATTTACTCAACATAAGAGATGAAATGCTTGGATCATTAAATCAGCTTTCTTACCTATTAAAGCTAAAATGATTTCGTTCAAAGAATACGTTTTACTAGAAAAAAAAGGTTCTAGATGTACAAAAACTACTGGTCAGCAATCTTCTACCAGATCTGATAAAAAATACATGAGGTGTGCAAGAGTTAACGGCAAACTAAAAAGGGTTCACTATGGAGATCCTAAGAGACGCATTAAAAAATCTAATCCTAAAAAAAGAAAAGCATTTAGAGCGCGTCATAAATGTTCTTCTGCCAAGCCTGGTACAGCAAAATATTTTTCTTGTAAAAATTGGTAAAATGGGTGTCAAAAAAATAAATATATTATATGGCATTAAATCTAGAAAACATTGTAGCTAACCCAGACGTAACTACACCGAGCAATCTTTCTGTTACTTTAACATCAAACAATGTAATAGTACACACATTAGGTACAAATGTTTATGGGGTTGCATTTCCAGCAATAGCTAGCTATTCTGGTTCTTCTTCACTTATTTCAATTGCAACAAATACCAGACTAAAGATCAATAATGCTTATAACGGTACTACTTTTGCATTAATTTATAATGATCGTTCTTCTACTACATTTACTGTAGTGACTGCAAATGGCGGTGCATATAATGCACAATCTTTAGCTACTACTAGTTTTGATGTAACTACACCTGAAGATCTTAGATTAAGAAACCTTGGATATTGCTAATTATTGCCTGACAGTTTTAGTAAAGTACTTCCATTTATCCCACAAAGCCCAATTCTCTTTCAATAGCTCTTGGCTATTGGCTCTGATAGGATTAATATCAATACCACCACGTCTTACATAAAGACAAGCCACCATTAATTCTTCTGGTTTGACCAGGTCGTATAACCGCTTATAGATAGTCTCACAAATCTCTTCATGAAAGTGACATTCATCTCTGAACGAAACAATGTACTGTAACAAAGAGGTTGGATTAAGTTCATAGGGTCCTTTGTAATGAATATATACATCCCCCCAATCCGGTTGAGATGTGACCCTGCAATTACTCTTTAATAACGCTGAATGAAAGCGCTGCACTTTATTTGAATCACCTTCCAACCAGCCAAGCAGCTTAGGATCTTCTTTGTAACCACGGGATTTAATAGACGTCACATCAATATTATTTTCAAGCGTGGGATATAATGCGGTTGGGAATAGGGATGGATAATGCATTGCATCATCAATTGCTTTTGTGAGTCTAACACACACTTTAACTTCTGTTTCTAATAATTTAGATAAA